AATCCCCTTCCCCCCGGCGCGCCATCCCACGTTAGTCCCACGTTAGTCCCACCAAGCGCTCGCTTTTCCTCGGCATCGTTCGCCCATCGCTACTCGATGGAGACGAACTGTCCATGCCTTTCAGCCCAAGCCGCGCGGAACTTAACGCCCTTCAGCGCCTCGCCGACCTCATGGCGCTCCGGATCATTCGCGCATGCCGCATCCCCCACCACGAGCGGGAGGATCTGCGCCAGGACCTTCTGGCCGACCTATTTGCCCGGCTGAGGGGCTTTGACCCCGAACGCGGCAATCTCTCCACCTTCGCCTTTACATGCTTCGGCCATCGCGCTTCGCAACTCATTGAACGCATCCTGCGCGGTCGCGTCAGCATGATGCCCGTCTCGCTTGATGACCCAATGCCAGGAGCGCCGAATCTCACCATCGGCGATGGTCTGACCGAGGCCGATAGCTACGGCGCCCTGCTTGGCCAGCCGGTGGATGCCTTCGCCGCGCTGGAGCGGCGCATTGATCTTGATCGGGCGCTGGGCACGCTCCCGCAAGAGGCGCTGCCGCTTTGCGCCGAGCTCATTGAGCAATCCCCACACGAGCTGGCGAAGGCCAACCCGACATCGCGCGCGACGCTCTACCGGCGTCTGCATGAGCTTCGCCTGCGCCTGCTGATCGCCGGCATCCCGGCGACTGCGTGAGACGTTTTGGAAGGGGGCTGGGTATTTCTGATTATGGACACCGCAATCCTTGATCTTCGCACATCTGAGCTGCCGATCACCGAGACAATGCTCTGTGCCTGGTACGGCGCTGCCATGCCGGGTGATCGCCTTGTCTATCATCGCGGCTTTCTGGCGATCGATGTTTCGCCACTCACCTTCAAACTGCCTGAACCAGATCGCCGTGTTTTGCTGCGGCTTGCAGAGCGCGCCCTGAAAATGGCGGAGGCGGGCCTTGTGCATCTGGTCCAACAGCGTATCGCCGAAGATGCATTCACCTATATCGCGATCGCCCGATCACGGCCAGCTCCGCAAGACGGGGCACTGGAAGCCGTTCTCATTAAGGCGAATGCCAAGAGCGTGAGCTCACAGAAAACCGAACCTGAATCATGGGTTTCAGGTCAGTCGCCCTCATCAATCCAACCAGCAGGAGCCGAGCATGGCAACGCAGACGCCGCTTGATCAATTGCGTGAAAAACTTTGGCTGAAGACGCTTCCTGACACCATTGATGTCCCAACTGGGCCAGGGGGTAGCGTTGTTGTTTCAAAAACGGTGGCGGATGCCACCGTGGATGACATCTCCTTCGCGGTCGCAGCTTTGCTCGATCAATCGATCGCTCTGCATCGCAAAGCAGATGCCCTGAAGCAGATCCACGATTTGGCTCGCAGGGCGGGCGCTGTTGGCGCGGTTAATGCGGTTACTGCCGCGGCGCGCATGGTGGAGACCGCCGAATGAACGCGATCCCCTTCCAGCGAATCAAGAACAGCATGGGCAGGTGCGTCGATGACTGAATTTCTGTCCCTATCGACCATCACCTTCGACGCTGATTGCCAGTCACGCGTGAAGCTCGATGAAGAGACGGTCGCGGAATACGCCTATCGGATGCGGGACGGCGTTCGCTTTCCGCCGATTACGGTCTTCTTTGATGGTTCCACATATTGGCTCGCGGACGGTTTTCATAGGTATGCGGCAAGCAAGGGTCTTGCACGCGAGAAGGGTGACGAGGCGACCGCGGAAGTGGCGGTTGAGATTCGCCAGGGCACACGACTCGACGCCATCCGCCATGCGCTCTCTGCAAATGCCCAACACGGCAAGCGCCGGGAGCCGGGCGACTATCAGAAAGCCTACGCCATTGCCGTCCGGTCGGGTCTCTGCCCGCCTCATGACGTGGAAGCGGTATGCGCTCTCCTGGCATGCTCAGAGCGATGGGCGCGCGAACTGACAGCGCCGGCACGAGAGGCACAAGACCAAGAACGGCGGGATCGTATTCTTGAGGCAAGGCAGGCCGGGGAAACGGTACGACGCATCGCCGCCCGTGAAGGCGTCTCGGTAGGCACTGTAGCAACTGTTCAAAAACGGCAGACAGCCAAAACTGAACAGCCAACCTCCACGCTGCCGCGCCCCCTCCCTCCTGCTGTTGCGGCCTTGGATCGCCCATCACTGACCGCATGGTCGGACGTAATTTACGCACTCGAACAACTCATTCGCGTGATGGAAGTCGCGCAAGCCCATCGGGTGCCACCGAAAGCACTGCCGCGCATTGAGGCGCTTATGGCGCGCGCTGGCACCCTGATTTCCGAAACCAAATTGGAGGCTGAAGATGACGTTACGCGTTCTGTTGCATGACATTCTGGCTGAATTGGACCCCGATGGCGGGGGCTTTCGCACCAGTGAGGCCGCTGACCTGCTCTACGCCAAGGCGAGTGATGGCCGCGCCGATATTCCGCTGCTGGTTGAAAGGCTCGCGCGGCGTGGTGCGCGTGAGGAAGTCGCGAGCTTCCGCCCGGAACGGGCTGCGGCAAAGCGTGTCGCTGCGGATGTGATGATGGGCCAGCGTGACATGGCCGAGGTGACCGAGGGTTTTGATCACTGGGTCACGGACATCGCCGCCCTTGATGAAGGCTGCGATGCCATCCGCAAGCGCGTGCTGCGCATGACCCATCCGGAATTCATGCGCATGATTGAGCTGCGGGAACAGAAAGCATCGCAAATGCGTGAATACGCAAGGCGCGCGCGAAAGATCCTCGCGGAGCATCCCGAATGGGCCGAGAACCCGAGCATGACGCTCGCTGATATTCTTGAGGTGACCGAATAATGGCCCTCAGGATCATCAGCGCCGAAGAGCGCCTCGCGGAATCGCGCGGCATCAAGGCAGCGATTTTCGGTGGCAGCGGCCAAGGCAAGACCAGCCTGCTTTGGACGCTCCCTGCCGATCGCACAATCTTCATGGATCTGGAGGCGGGTGATCTCGCCGTCGAAGGCTGGACCGGCGATACCATCCGCCCGCGCACCTGGCAGGAATGCCGGGACTTCGCCGCCTTCATCGGCGGGCCCAACCCGGCACTGCGCGATGACCAGCCCTATTCGCCGGCGCATTACGCGGCTGCCTGCGAGCAATTCGGCGATCCCGCCTCGCTTGATCGCTACGAGACGGTGTTTGTGGACAGCATCAGCGTTGCCGGGCGTCTTTGCTTTCAATGGTGCCGTGGCCAGTCCGAAGCCTTCTCAGAGAAAAGCGGCAAACCGGATATTCGTGGCGCTTATGGCTTGCACGGCCGGGAGATGATCGCCTGGCTTACGCATCTGCAGCATACGCGCGGCAAGAACATCATCTTTCTTGGCATCCTCGATGAAAAACTCGATGACTTCAATCGCAAGGTCTACGTGCCACAGATTGATGGCAGCAAGACAGGGCTCGAACTGCCGGGGATCGTGGACGAGGTTCTGACGCTCACCGCGATCAAAGATGAGAACGGTCAGCTGCGGCGCGCCTTGGTGTGCCACACGCTCAATCAATGGGGCTATCCCGCCAAGGATCGCAGTGGGCGGCTTGATCTGATCGAGGAACCTCATCTCGGCAGGCTGTTTGCGAAAATCCGCGGCCCGGCACGCCCCATCGCGGAACGGCTTCAGCTGGCGCTGCCCGCGCCTGAAGTACCGGAAAACACCCCAACCCCCACCACAAATCAGTAAAGGAGAAGGACCATGGCAACATGGAATGACTATAATGACGCGCGGCAGAACCCCAACCTGATCCCCAAAGGGACACTGGCGAAACTTCGCCTGACCATCCGCCCGGGCGGCTTTGATGATGCAAGCCAGGGCTGGCATGGCGGCTATGCGACGCGTGGCACGACTGGCGCGGTGTATCTGAATTGCGAGTTCACCGTTCTCGAGGGCCCATACGCCAAGCGCAAGATTTTCACGCTGATTGGCCTTTACAGCCCGAAGGGTCCCGATTGGGCGAATATGGGTCGTGGCCTCATTCGCGGCATGCTGAATTCCGCGCGCGGCATTTCCGACAAGGACATCTCGCCCAATGCCCAGGCGGCGCGACGCATCACCAGCTTTGCCGATCTGGATGGCATTGAATTCGTCGGCAAGATCGAGATCGGCACCGATACCAATGGCGAGGACAAGAACGAAGTACGTATGGCGCTGACGCCCGATCATCGGGATTACGCGCAAATCATGGGCCGCGTTGCACTGCCTGGCCTTCCGCCTCAGGCGCCAGCCCCTGCGGCCATGGTTCCACCCGCAGCACATCCTGGCGCCTATCCTGCCGCACCGCCGCCGCAGACCGTCAGTGGCGATCCCCGTCCCAGCTGGGCGCGCGGAGGCAGGAGCACCCCAGCCATGATGCTTCGCCCCCGCCAGAAGCTTTTCGTCGAGCGCAGCTTGGCTGCGCTTGATAAGCACGGAAAT